TTTAAAATTAAGACCAACCTTTTCTAATTCTCAGATGCTAGGCTTTCATTCAGCAAATCGGGCAATTGAGATGGCTAATCTGGATCATAGTGAAAACGTTTCTATAGTTTTCTCTAGTGTCTCAAACGATATTGAGATGGGTGTGGAGATGATGAATAGGGTACATCAAAGCAAACGAGTTCTTGTAAGACGCCTTGTCAATCGTATCCCAGAGATGACTTCTTCTCATTTAGCATCTTTATATGGCTTCATGGGAAACACTGTTGGTCTACAAGCATCTTGTGCGACTGGACTGGCTTCTATAGACTATGGTATGTATGAAGCACAAGAAAGTGATTACGTGATTGTCGGTGGTTCTGATGCAGGTTGTTGCGACCTTGCTATCAAATACTTTAATCAACTAGGTGCTATCGCAAATCACTCTGCGCCATTTGATGAAAATCGTGCTGGCTTTCTTATGGGTGAAGGTGGTGCTTCTCTTGTTCTTATGAGAGAAGAGATGGTAGAAAAATATAGAGTTCGTCCTATTGCTAGACTTTATCCCGTGGGTAAATCTAACGATGCTGTTGAAATGACTTCACCTGCATCTGATGGTCGAGGTGCTACTATTGCTATTAGTAAAGCGTTGAAGCATGTAGATGGTGTGGACGCAGTGAATGCTCATGCTACATCAACACCAGTGGGTGATGAGATAGAATATAATACTATTGTTAAGTCTGTAGGAGAAGTACCTATCTGGGCACCCAAGAGTAAGATTGGTCATACACTTGCAACCGCTGGTGTGATAGAAACAATTTACTCTATCCTCTCTATGAATAGAGGAGTAATACCTCACATTCATAATCTTGAAACTTGTACATTTGATGATAAGAACTTACTAGTACGAGAAAATATGCTTAGACCAGCTAAGAGAATGTTGAATAATTCTTTTGGATTTGGTGGAAAAAATATGGCCCAAGTTGTAGAAATCTGTTAATTAGCCCTTGCAATTCCCTTTCGAATCACTTATATTATAAGAGTAACAAGAAAGAAAGAGAATCACTATGTTTAATATGTTTACAGATGTCGGTAATCAAAAAGTTTCAGATATCGTTGCTCAAGCAAAACAATTAGCTGACGTTAATGAAGGTTCTATTGAACTAGTTTATAAGTGGGCTTTAAACGAATTAGCCGCTCTTTCAAGTAATGTTGATTTCGAAGAAGCCGAAGACACTCTCGTTAGAGAAAGCGTTTTAGCCGCAATTTAACCCTTGACATTCATTGCGAATCACTATAGATTAATAATGTAACAAGATGAAAGAGGTGCCAAATGGCCTATATGAACCAAGATAAAAAGAAATCAATGATGCCCCAGATTAAAGCTGTTCTTAAAAAGTACAATATGAAGGGTAGCGTAAGTGTTAATAATCATAGCACTTTAGTTGTTAGTCTCAAGTCTGGTTCGTTAGACTTAATCGCTGCCGCCAATAAGTACAATGAAAAAGTTTGTGAGTGGCGTGGTTGGGCACGTTCAACTATTAGCGATTATTTGCAAATCAATCCTTATCACTGTGTAGATAACATGCGTGAAGTTGGTGAAGAAAAGATTGCTGACTTCTATGAAGAATTGCTTGGTGCTATGCACGGCGTTGGCTCTAAATACACCAACCACGATAACAGTGACATTCAAACCGATTACTTTGATGTGGGTTGGTATGTTGACGTTAACGCTGGTCTATGGAATAAACCTTATGTATGTAATTAAGATTTGAATTCAAGGAGTGAATAATGTTAAAAACAACTTATTGGAAAGTGGGAGCGCAATCAAGACTTCAAAGAAAGTCGAAAGCTGATACGATAAAGCCTTTTCCACTTGGTTCAAAACTTCGAGCCGATGCGGAACAAGGTTATGAAGATATGACAACTTTTTTAGAACTTAGTAAAATCTATACTGATCATATCGCTGCTAGTAATAATGAATTTTTGAAAGGGTCTAACAATGATTGATGAAGTGATCGATATCCAAACACTTGAAGATGCAATTATCGCCTTTAAAGAAGGTGCTAGTGATGAGAAGCGTATGGCGCTCTATTCACTTGAGCGTATGCTTGAACGTAAGACTCAAATGCTTGAAGAAATCGAAAAGCAAGCTGCTTAATGTTTAGTAATGAAATTGAATGGGATCATACCGTGACTACAGTATTAGATGAAAATAATCAATATACCGATGTAGAATTGGTTATTGATGATGCTGGAGTTTTCTTAAGACAATTTCCAGATGAGGGTAAAGCTGATTTGATTTGCATGTCTCATAAAATGTTTAGAGATATGATTGTGGCTTTAAACCAAACAGAAGGTTTTTTTGAAACAAAATATAATAAAGACCCTTGACAGTTGTCCACGATTCGTGTAGTGTGAGTCGTAACAAGAAAGGTTTTGATATGTTTTTCTACTCCGACACAAACTCTAGTTCGTTCAACCCAGCAATCGCCGCACGTATTAATCCTACGACAGCGATTAAAAATCACCTTGACAATTACTTCCTTTTGAAGTTAGTATTGTTGCGTAGTGATAGTATTATTGAACGTGCCCAAGCATCTAAAGAACTAGACATTTGTGAACGTAAGATAGCGTATCATGAGCGTAATCCTAAACTTGACGTTCAAGCAGTTGACGCACACCGTGACTACTTGAAAAAAATCTATGCAATGTAAGAAAGAGAAAATTATGTATTCAGTTGAAATCGATATAAACCACGAAGCATCCCACCTTGAAGTTAAAAACTTCGCAATAGAGCATGGGTGTCATGCTTCTCTTATCACACTAGATGGCCCCGCTGGCGGCAATCCTATTTATGAATTTACTTCTAAATCATTTGATATGCTTTTAGAATTAGTGCAACAATACTTCGGTCCTAGTTCTGGTTTTACAGACCAAGAACTTGAAGCTATGATCAAAGAAGTTTAATGTGAATTTATTCGTACTAGATAAAGATCCCATCAAAGCCGCACAACTTCAGTGTGATAAGCATGTAGTCAAGATGGTCGTAGAAAGCGCACAGATGCTCTCTACAGCCCATCGTATGCTTGACGGGACTATAGAGATACGCCCTTCTAAGTCTGGTAAGACCAAAGTAAAGTATTGGGTTCATCCAGACGATAATCAAGAGCAAGTCCTGTATCGTGTAGCGCATCAATCACACCCATGCACCATTTGGACAATGTTATCTAACAATAACTATAACTGGCATTATGTTCACTTTATCGCACTTTGTGACGAATATAAGTATCGCTACGGTAAAGAGCATATGTCAGATACAAAGTTGCGTGAACTTTTAGCCACGCCACCACGCAATATCCCAGTCGGCTATTTGACAAAGCAGCCTTTGGCGATGAAATCAAATCCAGAATGCATGTTCGAAGACGTGGTAAAATCATATCGTGCATTCTATCAAACTAAACAAAGCCGTTTTAAAATGGTTTGGTCTAAACGTGAAACCCCAGAATGGTTTCAAATAGCATAGGAATATAACATGGATACTGAAGTATTATTAGAATTTGGTAAAGGTATTGCAGTCACTGTTGCTAAGATGGCGGCTTATGTGGCTGCTTTCATTGGTGTAGTTTATATTGTGACATTATTTAAGGTCACCGCTAACGTTGCTATACCCATTGTGGCAATTGGCCTTTTAGGTCTGATGGTACTTTGGACCATTATTTCTACCACATATGAATCCGCTAAAACTAAAGTTCAACGCAAACGCAATAAGGTATAAAAATGAAATATTTAAAAATGGAACCCGCTTATAAAAAATCGGTACTTGAAGATACCATATTTACACATGAAATTAATGGTGGTTGGCGTGATGGTGGTAATACCGTCTGGGTGACTATGGAAACCGGTTGGCGTTGGGGTAGTTGGTTAGTCACTATTCCAGAGACAGAAGAAGAAATTTTAGAACTTGCTAATTCTAAAGTTGGTGTGTCTCCAGCTAATGGTGAACCGCATTACAAAAATCTTCAAGAAGTTTATGATGATTACTGTTGTGATGAAAGCGAAGAATCTGATCAACAGATTATCGAACTGATTGATAATTTTACACCATCTACTTCTGAGAGTTGTGATTTCCACGAAATAGAAGATTATGATGCTGAAATGCTTGAGACTTGGGATGGATGTTGGTGTGACTTTAGTGTTCGACAGGGTTGTAGCGAAGGTGATGATGAATACCTTAGTGAAGAAGAGTTGGAAGCATTTAGAGAAAATGTAGAAGAGGCTTGGGATGAAAATGGCTACGAAGGTATTGAAAATCTTGACTTCATGGAAACTGGGAGTGAGATTAATATTCACTGTCCTGTCACATTAACACCTTGTGATGAGAATGGTAATGTTTCTGTAGATGCTGCTTGATTCTCTTAAAACAATAGGTAGAAACAGTGAGAGTGATGAGTGCTACACACCAAGTAGCCAGGTTGCTCCACTGCTTCAATACCTAGATAAAGACAAAACATACTATGAAGCGACTAGCGGAAAAAGTTCTAACATTCTTACCGGATTCGACGAACATGGTTTTAATATGGTTGGGTCTGGTGACAGGGATTTCTTTGATTGTACACGGGATGATATCTATGATGGGATTGTGACAAATCCACCTTATAGTATCAAAGATAAGTTTATAGAACACTGCTATAAGCTAGATAAGCCATTTGCGCTATTACTTCCTGTTGCATCGTTTCAAGGCGGCAAACGTGGTCGTATGTTTATGGAACATGGTATGTCTGCGCTAGTATATAACAATCGAATAGACTTTACTGGGAAAAGAAACCCACACTTTGGCGTAGCATGGTTTATTCACGGCTTTCTGCCTCCAAACACTATCTACTGGGTAGATAACCCAAAGTAGCCCTTGACTTCTATACGAATCACTGATAATGTGTTCTTGTAGATAGAAAAGGAAACAATATGCTATATATTAAAATGATCGCCAATGCACTCAATATTAGTGTGGCTCAAGCGTCAAATCTTTTTGATATGATGGAAATGCCTTATGGCTTCTCTAACTCAACAGAAGAAGAAATCATTGAAGAAGCTAAAATCGCAATGATGGTTTTTTCTGATAAAATTGGCATATAGCCTCTTGACAATCTACCTTATAAGTATTATATTAGTAGAGTAACTAGAGAGGTGATTCTATATGTTTGCTCAAAAATCAGTTCTTGCCCGCCTTCTCGCTAACGAGAATATTACAGTGCAGCAGGGCAATTATGAAACTGCGTTCTTTGATGTTAAATCACGTACACTCGGTCTTCCGCTTTGGAAAGATATGAGTAAAGACGTTCTTGACATGCTTGTCGGTCATGAGATTGCTCATGCCCTATTCACTCCCGAAAATTTTAATGAATATGTGAGTGAAGGTATTCCCCATTCACACCTGAACATTGTAGAAGATGTTCGGATCGAAAAGCATATTCTCCGCAAGTACCCTGGTCTTGTCGGTAACTTTAAGCGTGGCTATACCGAATTGATGATGGGTGAAAAAGACCTCTTCGGTATTAAAGAAAAAAATCTTTATGAACTAGGGTTCATGGATCGTTTAAATATTCACGCCAAAGCACGTGATCTAGTTGATGTCCCATTCGCAGATGATGAACTACCTTTTGTAGCGCAAGCAAAAGCTTGTGAAACCTATGATGACGTTGTTCAGTGCTGTCGTGATATTCAACAATGGCTTGGTGAAAAGTCAAAAGATAGCGATAATAAAATTGAAAATGAAGTTCTTACAGCTTCTCCAATGTCTGGTGATAGTGAGATGAATCCTGATGATTCAAGCACCGAGAGTAATGAAGACTCTATGACCGATGAGGAAAGCACAGAAGAAAGTGAAACCGGTAACGAAGAAAACAAATCTTCAGAAGATACTGATGAATCAAATGAAGAAGCAACTACTGGTGAAAACGGTGAAGAGGAAGAAGCCGAAGAAGAACCTAAGTCGAGTATGCCTGATTCACCTGAAAGCGGTTTGATGGACCAAGAAGTTCTAACAGAAACGAACTTCAACGAGAACGTCTCAAAGTTAAAGTCTCCAGATGTAGTTTATGCAAAAGGCTTGACCCGTCAAGAGGCTAAAGCTTGCACTATCTCTTATGAAGAAATCCGTGATGGTCGTCAGCGTTGGTTAGAAACACAGAAAGGCTATGGTTATAACCCAGAGTTTCCTGAAGACAAATATGTCACGTTCATCAAAGAAACTAAGCGGGTTGTAAACCTGATGGTCAAAGAATTCGAAATGAGAAAGGCCGCTTGGCGTTCACTTCGTGCCCGTGAGTCAACTAAAGGTACTATTGATGTAAACAAGCTTCACAAGTACCAGTATGATGATATGCTGTTTAAGCAGGTTAGCAACATTGCTGATGCTAAAAACCACGGCATGATGATGTTGATTGATTACTCTGGGTCTATGTACCACACACTACCTGGTGTGATCCGTCAGACTTTGACATTGATGATGTTCTGTAAGCGAGTGGGTATTCCTTTCGAAGTTTATTCCTTCACTTCAGTTGGTAGCCATGACGATTGGAAACCAATGTTAGCTAAAAAGAAAGCGGCAAAGCCTTCTGTTACTCACATTGAATCTACAGAGTTGGCGTTGCTAAAATTGTTTGACTCAACTATGACCAAACGTGATTATGATGAAGCTTTCCGTCGGATGTTCTGGCAGACAGTAAATCGTTCAAGTTCAATTTCAGAATTTGAGCAGTTGGGCAACACGCCACTCAACACAGCTTTGATGGCTATGCAATATATCATTGAAGATTTCCGTGAAAAGCATCGTGTTCAAAAAATGAACTTCGTTGCATTGACCGATGGCGATAGCAATGGCATCCTACCTATAGGTGGTGATGATCTAAGCTATGATCAAGGCTATGGGTATCGTTATCGTAACCTATCTGTCGAAGTAAATGGCAAGATGGTTGATTTGGGTCGTGGTAATCGTCGTGATCATACTAGTTCACTAGTAAAAGCAATTGGTGATATGGGCGTATCAACTCTAAACTACTTTATTGCTGATCGTAATTACGAATTGAATGGCGAACTATGTCGCTCATTGGGTTATGTCTATAAGACAGATTCGAAGTTCCGAGCAAAGAAAAAAGAGATTCGTGATACTGGTGTAGCATTGTTTGACAATAACTGTGGCTATGATCGTCGGTTCGTTATGCCCGCAGATAAAATGAGTGAGCAAATCGAAGACCTTGATGTTGATAGCGATATGACTGTAGCCAAGATTGCAAAAGCATTCAACAAATCAAATGGCTCTAAAAAGAAGTCGAAGGTTATCACTCAAAAGTTTGCAGAGTTGGTGGCCTAAACCAAAAAACCTTGGTGGAAGCCCTTGACTTCTTCCACCAAAGTGCTTATATTATAAGAGTAACAAGAGAGAAAGTGATTCGATATGAAAAATGTGATGACTCAAACAGAACTTTTAGCAGCTTTTGAAAACTCTAACCCAGGTGCCGAAACGTTTAAGCGCCAAGATATGTTTGCGTTTGCCGCATCTATCGGTGCAAAGCGTGGCACAGCTTCTGGTCTTATGAAGAAATGTGAAAAAGCTGGCTACGGTGTTTATAAAATGTCTTTAACATCTTCAGCTCCAACTAAAATTGTTCAGCTACCGACAGCTGCTCCCGTTCAAGTGACCAATCCTTTGCGTGTTCAATCTACTTCATCAGATGAAGTTTATGTTCCTGCGAAAGATTCAACCTTTGTAAAATGGGGTTACTTCAAAGACGTGAAGCAGATTATCGACTCTGGTATGTTCTTTCCAATGTATGTCGCTGGTCTATCTGGTAACGGTAAGACCATGATGATTGAACAAGCTTGTGCAAACGCCAAGCGTGAATATGTCCGTGTTCAGATTACACCCGAGACAGATGAAGATGATTTGATCGGTGGCTTTCGTTTGCTTAACGGTGAAACTGTCTTTGCAAAAGGTCCAGTGATCAAAGCAATGGAAGCTGGTGCAATTTTGTTGATTGATGAAATTGACCGTGGCTCTAACAAGCTAATGTGTTTGCAAGGTGTCCTTGAGGGCAAGCCTGTCTTGATCAAAAAGACTGGTGAAGTTGTCCAACCTGCACCTGGCTTTAACGTGATTGCAACCGCAAACACTAAGGGTCAAGGTGATGAAGCAGGGCGCTTTATTGCGGCCACGATCATTGATGAAGCTTTTCTTGAGCGTTTCAATGTGACACTTGAGCAACCTTACCCAACCATCAAAGTTGAAAAGCGTATCGTTGTAAATCACATGCAGAAGTTTGGTGCAGACGATACCGAATTTGCCGAGAAGTTGGTCAATTGGGGTCAAGCTATTCGTAAAACCTTTGAAGATGGTGGTGTTGATGATATCATCTCAACACGTCGGTTGTGTCATATTGTACAGACCTTCTCTATCTTTAATGATAAAATGAAGTCGATTGAATTGTGTGTAAATCGTTTTGATCCAGATACACGTGCGGCTTTCATTGACCTTTATGAAAAGATTGATGGCGATGTTACCGATGGTACATACTCATATAATGAAGATGAGGTCGGTGAGGAAGACGCACCGTTTTAATCTAAATATAAAGAGTGGCGTAACTGCCACTCACCCATAACAATTTGGAGATACATTTTGCGTTATATGCATTTAGCCCTTATACTTGTTACAGTATTTTTACCAACTGAAGCTTATTGGTCTTTACCAACTTTAGCTTTAATCCAGATTATATTCTCATCAATGTTTTATTACCTATGCTTTTGTTTGCTTGCGGGTCTAAAGACTTCTGGTGTAAACTTTGATATGGTCGTACCAGATGCATGGTCTAGTCGATTAGTTCAAGTCGGTGCAACCATTGTATTGATTATGACTGGTAACATTTACTTTATTTGTATTGCTATGTTCTCATTGCCCTGGATAATCTTAAACGTCTTTACAGACCTTTTTGGTACTCTAGTCAAGTGGGAAATCTTAGATGTAGTAGACGATACTGACGATTAATTACTTTCTGTAGATTTGTAGATAAACTAGCTGGCTTTCGAGCCAGTTTTTTTTGGTTTATACCCTTGACATATTTTTTAAAACTAGTATAATGCTATTATGGTTCTTAATAATATAGGAGATACATTAATGATTCGTTTTATGTCTACTGCTCTATCAGTACTGTGTTTAGGTTTACTTACATTTAGTGTACATGCTTCAATGATAACACTTCAAGAAGAACATTTAATTGCTGAGTATAATGAACAACATCATTGTCTGGCATTAAACTTATATCATGAAGCAAGAGGTGATAGCGCATTAGGTCAGAAAGCTGTGGGTTGGGTAACTCTTAATCGTGTTCATGATAATCGATATCCTAATACAGTTTGTGATGTAGTTTATCAATCACATTATGATAGTAATGGTAATCCTATTCGTAACAAATGTCAGTTCTCTTGGTGGTGTGATGGTAAAGACGATACGCCTAAAGATGAATTGATGTGGCAGAAAGTTAGTGTAATTGCTCATAATATAATGGATAATTATGGTATAAAAGAAGACTTTACAGATGGTGCTATTATGTATCACGCCTCTTATGTTAACCCATATTGGTCTGATAGTTATGAACGTACTGTTCGTATCGACACTCACATATTTTATAAATAACATGAGATAGTCTTTAAACGGAGAAGAAAATTGAAATCCCTTAGTACATTCCTCAAAGATGTTGCGATAGTCGAAGAAACTATTCGAGAAGAATACATCGAAGAGCAGTATGAGATATTACTCGAAAAGCTAATTACATTTGGCGGCAAGGCATATCCTAAGTTTGGTAATATTGTTATCATGGCAGGCGGTGCTGGATCAGGTAAAGGGTTTGTAAAAGACAAGCTAGTTGGCCTTGAAGGTAAGGTCTTTGATGTTGATGAACTTAAAACACTTGCTTCTAAGACTCCTGCTATTGTTAAAAAGGTAAAGGCCGAGTTTGGTGTTGACCTTAAAGACCTAGCTTCTAATCTAAAGAATCCCGATAATGTTGCTAAGTTGCATGAGATTATTGGTGACGCATTAAACTTACCAGATAAAAAGATGCAAGCATTCTATGCTTCTGTTATGACAGCGGCCGATGATCGTAAGCCAAACATCATCTTTGACGTAACTTTAAAAGACTTAAGAAAGTTACAGAACTTAACACGTCAAGTATCGAACATTGGTTATGCAAAAGAAAACGTTCACATCGTTTGGGTTGTAAATGATATCGAAGTTGCTATCGACCAGAATGCAAAGCGTAGTAGAAAAGTACCAGTAGAGATTTTAGTCAACACTCATCGTGGTGCATCTCAGACTATGCTTGATATTATCAACATGGGTAAAACTCTAAAGAAATATATGGATGGCGATATCGTATTTGCTTTCAACAAAGTTGGTGTAGACACAGAAATCGAAAAAGGCAAAGGCGGTGGAATGTCTGTCAAAGATGCTAACTACTTCTACGTAAAGCGTAAGGGTAAAGAAGTTACACCTCAAGCCCAACTAGCAAAAGACTTAAAGATGAAGATTCAGTCTTATGTCCCTAAAAATGTTGACTGGACCGATCTATAGAAATGTATGTTTCGCCATGTGTTTCAATTTGTTCTATTGACCCTTCTACTCGTAAATGCACTGGTTGTAAGAGAACAATAGAACAAATAAGTCAATGGTCATCTATGAGTGACCAAGAGAGAATGGAAATAATGAAAAATCTAGGCTATGCCACTAGACGAAAGTATGATCAAACAGAGAACCTTCGTCGTTACGAGAAGGGATAAATTATGAACTTGAAAGAGTTAACATGGGAAAATCACAAGAAAGCTGAACGTAGAGGCTTTGCTAAGATACTTCTTAGTGGTGAAATAGATCCAGAACTTTACTATCGATATCTAACGAACCAGTATTACAATTACGTGATACTAGAAGATGCTTTAAAAGTTCAAGGCCTTCCAGTATATATTCAACCAGTATTTCGAGCATCACATATCCTAAAAGATATGCAAGAACTAGAAGAGTTGCATGGGTTCTTTTATGACCCTTACATATGCACTGTTTCTAATGCTCAATACATAGAACATATATACAATTTAGAAAAGAAAAATGAATACGAAAAACTGATTGCTCATATGTATGTCCGACACTTCGGTGATATGTATGGCGGTGCTATTATTAAGAAACGTGTTCCTGGCTCTGGTGCGATGTATGAGTTTGATGATAAAGAAAAGTTAAAAGTATATGTACGGGAGCTATTGACAGACGAAATGGCTGTCGAAGCCAATATTTGTTTTGAATTCGCTATTAGATTATTTGAGGAGTTAGAAAATGTCACAGATTTGGGGAAGCTTACTAGGGCTTAAACAACACATCATAACAAGATTAGAACAAACAGGTTTAGAGATTCATGAAGAAGGTATGGATCGCTTTAATCAACCAGGATGGGTTAACCGTGTTTGGAATTCTAAAGACTATCGCCGAGCGCATTTAGATATTGTTGATGCACGTAAGAGTAAAGGATTGTGGATGATGCACGTATGCATTTTCCCAGAACTAGGTAACGATGGTCCAATCTTTGGCTTTGATGTTATTGCAGGAAAGAACAAGATGACTGGCGCTTTCCATGATTTTAGTGCAACAACTAATTCAGAGCATCATATGATTGATTACTTCATTAAGACTTCGAAGCAACTTGATTGGAAACGTGAACGAGAACTTCCAGAATGGGCTAAAGCTATTTTTAATGAAGATATGATAGCCGCAGGCAATGTAAAAGAAGAAGCTGAAATTAATCAGTTGATGTACGTTGTTAAAGAAAACTTAAACTATTATCTTGATAACATCGGTAAATATCAAGGAAATTCTAGTGATGAGTTGGGCGCACTTTCTCAAAATAGATATGCACATTATCAAAAGCAAAATCCCCATACTCCTAGAACAATGGCTTCACTTGGTTTAGATGAAGAAGATGTAAAAGTCTTTATCGAAAAATGCTTGTTCCCAGAAGTTGAAGTTCCAAAGCCATTTGATCCGACACCAATACTCTTAGACTTGGTGTGATAAATCTATCACATAAAAATATCTAATTGTTTCGCACATTGACTTTTAGGTGCGAATCGTGTATACATAGTCTTGTAATTGATGAAGCGAGGCGAAGACGAACTGGACTCCGGGGCAGTACCGGACATCTCCACCATAAGCACATTCACTGAGTGTTTTTATGATGGGGATGAACTAGGATCGACAGGCGGGCTAGTTGAGTGGAGATTATCGTGTTGACCTACGTTATTCGGTTAAATAAACTAAATGCAAATGAAAATTTCGCACCATCTGGTTACGCCCTAGCGGCATAACACAGGGGGTTGGTCACTTACCTAGCAACAGAAAAGTGACACTTTTTTAAAAATCACAAAGGAAAAAAACGCTAATGAAAACTTCTATTTTAGCAATCATTGCAGGTACAACTTTCGCTGCTACAGCAAATGCAGAATCTGCCGCAACATACAACTCACCAATGGTCTTCGGATCTGTAGGTATTGATGTAACAGAAAACGCTGCAGGCGATATGATTGGAACTCCAGATATCGATCTTGGTATTGTAGCACCATTTGGTATTGCAAGCATTGATCTAACAACAAAAGATGATGATGTTGTACTAGATGGTTACTCGTTGGGTGGTAACGTATCAGGCGTTGCAGTATCTTTCGGTGATCAAGGCGATCTACTAGATACTTTTGGTGGAGTTACCGAAGTAGTAGGTGGGACTACTCTAGCTAATCCAGCAGACGCTCATGAAACACTACGCTTTGGTTTGGGTGGTATTAGCGCAGGCGTTGGTCTTACTGATATTGGTCAAGACCTAACAGATGTAGAAAATGTTCAAGTAACATATGCTACAGGTCTAGCAGGTATCGCACTATCAACAGGTGTTGATTATAATCTAGATGCAGAAGACTTGACTGTACTAACAACTGCAGACTTTATTATCATGGAAGAGTATGCCGCAGGTGCAACTGTAACATATGCAGACGATTTCGCATATGAAGTAAACGTAGGTGTATTCGGTGTAACAGGCTTCATGAATGGTGACGCAGATGACATGACACAAAACATTGGTGCGGGTTACTATGGTGATCTAGCTGGTGGTACAGTGTCTTATTACGCTGAAGCAGGATACAACCTAGATAACGAAGCAGTGACACCGGCAGCGGGCTTGTCATTCAACTTCTAAGTTGACACACAATAAACGAATATGGGGGGCGGGGTAACTTGCCCCCTAATCTTTTTCTTATAGATAGTAGTGGTTGAACAATAACGTTCAACATTTGTGAGAGACGGGGTAAAGCCGTCAAACAAAGGAGAAAGAAATGGAACTACTCACTATGTGGAGCCTCATTGGCTTCCTGCTTGCTGCCTATGCAGTTATAGCAAATGATTCAGTACAAACGCTCGGTACATGGATGGCATCAAACAATGAGCGATTTAACTTTAAAACATTATGGATTGCCGCTTCGGCTGTCTTGTTATATACACTCTGGTATGGGTGGTATATGAATGGTGGCGATATATCTTATGGTCGCCTAAACAAAATCCCATTCCAAGAAGTGCAATGGTATCATGCCGCCGCACCTGCTATTCTTGTAGCATTAACACGAATGGGTGTACCTGTTTCAACATCATTCCTAGTCTTATCAGTATTCGCAAGTACATTTGTACTAGAGAAGATGCTGATGAAATCTATTATGGGTTATGGTGTAGCAGCCGCATTTGCTTATGCAGTTTGGTTTGCGATACACAAATACTTTGGTAGATGGTATGATGAAACACAGCCCGTTAGTGAAGGCAATAAAAAGTTTTGGCGTGTAGCACAATGGGTAGCAACAGGTGGATTATGGTTCACGTGGTTATCACATGATATTGCTAACATCGCAGTGTTTCTACCAAGAGCAATACCTTTAGACTTAATGGTCTTTATTAGTTTTGTATTTGTTGTGGGCTTGTTCTTTATGTTTAAAGAAAAAGGTGGGCGCATTCAAAAGATTGTTTTGGAGAAACATAACACTCGTTACGTTAGAAGTGCTACACTAATTGATCTATTCTATTGGTTATGTTTATACTTCTTTAAAGAACTAAACGATATTCCTATGAGTACAACATGGGTGTTCGTAGGCTTGTTAGCAGGACGTGAGTTAGCTATGGCAACATACTTTGGTAAGAAGAAAACAAAGAGTGTGTTTCCACTAGTGGCAAAGGACTTTGGTAAGATGATGGTAGGACTTGGCGCAAGTGTCGCACTAGTGCTAATGATTCATTACATTATTGTTCCAAACGGCCTATAAATTACTTGACAAAGTATGTGTTACCTGTTATATTGTATATATTGAATCAGAGGAGTATTTCATGCATACGATAAAGGGTAACACATATGGAGTATCATTCGACTTAAAGGCAGGTAAAGTTTGGATTGCTGATGAGTTGTATATCGATGATGCAGAGACTGCTCGACTTTATTATGAAGCATATGCTTTAGGTAGAGAGCATAAAAAATTAGAAATTAGACACAGCTTAGGAGTTTGACATGTCAAATATTATTTCAACTTATATTTCAGAATCTACGAATGGTCGAGCCGAGGTAAAGCAAGATGGTGACAGCTACTATATTGACTTCTATGGCCATGATGGTACACTTATCGTTAAAGAATCGTTTCCTGGTAAATCTCTTCATTATGTAGAAGATGCTGCAGAGAATTGGTCAATTGGCGTTAAGACATTGTTGGGTTAATTGTCTATGGAAGAGGCAATGAAAGCTGAACAAATACTAGTAGAAATTCAAGGTTATGTAAACGAAGAAGTATCTTATATAGATGCTCTAGTTTATTATGCCGAAACTAACAACTTGGAAATTGATCTTATTGGAGAAATCATTCGTCGTTCACCAGTTCTAAAATCAAAAGTTAGAGATGACGCCGAACGATTAAATATGGTCGAAAGAAGTACTAAGTTACCAATATGAGCATCTATTCCACGAAAGACGCTTACGAAGTGTACTGCTATTTTTTAGCATTGAAACAACACTTCACATCTAACTACGACTTTTTTAAATACAATGGAAAAACAAGTACGAACCCTACTGCTTTTGAAAATCGAAAGGATAAGTTTCACTATTATAAATTATCAAAGCACAGTGATGCAAAAAACTATGTCTTAGCAAACGTATTAGAAAACTCTAATATCTGGATAGGCGACATTGTGAATGATGATAAAGGTGAAAAGGTATACCTCGATTGGAAGAAGCGTAAGCAATCTTTGTCTTACGTATTTAAAAATGAACTGGGCGTGTTGAATGAAGACTTCAATAGTAATCTTCTTTCTAAAGACGGGCAACATCCACCGCTTCTAAAGCACTACATCAGAGGAGACATCTGTATAGAGACGTTAACTATAATCGCAAACATAACCAAAGTTTTTTCACATTGGGACAAGGTTTTACTTGACAAACTTATATATCCTGATATAAATAGAAAGTGCAAGAAATATTTTCCCTTCATGGAGTATGATAAAATTAAAATGAAGAAAATATTACTTGACAACTTCGAACAAACCGTTTAATATACCGTAATACATCGCACATATAGGAGATACAAAATATGGCACAATCATTTTCCGCACTAAAGAAAAACCGTACTTCGTCTTTTGATAAGTTGAATTCACAACTACAAAAGTTGAACAACGCAGGTCCCTCAAATAATAATAACGACGATTACTGGAAGCTAGAAGTAGATAAAGCTGGCAATGGCTACGCTGTCATTCGCTTCTTGCCTGCACCAGAAGGTGAAGACCTTCCCTTTGTCCGTGTCTTTGATCACGGCTTTCAAGGACCAGGTGGCTGGTACATCGAAAACTCATTGACTACTATTGGTCAAGAAGATCCAGTTTCAGAGTATAACTCTCAGCTCTGGAACAATGGTACGGATGCGGGCAAAGAAGAAGCTCGTAAACAAAAGCGCCGTTTGTCTTATCACGCAAACATTTATGTTGTGAAAGATCCTACTAATCCTCAGAACGAAGGCCAAGTCTTCAAGTATAAGTTTGGTAAGAAAATCTTTGATAAGCTAAACGCTGCAATGAATCCAGAGTTTGAAGACGAAGAAGCACTAAACCCATTTGATTTTTGGGAAGGTTCTAACTTCAAACTTAAAGCACGTAATGGCGATGGTGGGTATCGCACTTATGAGCCGTCCTCTTTCGATACAGCTAGTGTATTGTTAGAAGATGATGAGAGACTTGAGCAAATCTGGAAATCCCAGCATTCGCTACAAGAGATCATCGATCCTAAAAACTTCAAGTCTTATAATGAACTTAAAGCGAAGCTGTACAAAGTTCTAGGTCTTGACGGCAGCCAACACGCACCCACTCATACGGCTGAGGACGATGTACCGGAGATGGAGTTTACGCCTAAGTTTAAAGAGCGTTCAGCCCCAACTTTGAGTGAAGCTCCATCTCCCTCCTTAGAAGAAAGTTCGTTTTCGTCTAGTACAGATGATGATGATTTGGATTTCTTCAAGTCACTTGCAGATAACTAAGTTAACTAAGTGACGTATTAAAGAGAGGCTTCGGCCTCTCTTTTTTTTACCTTATGAGAATGCTGTCATAATACCGCTATCATTAGATAGAGATATTGAGCTATCAACCTTAGTAATGTTAGTTATGTTTGTTACTGATGAGTTATTACCAGCTTTGTACACTTTAGCTCCTTCAGCAAGTAGCACAGATGCTTGAGCTTGATCTTGCGTCATCGCATTAGATTCTAATGATTCTAGTCGCCTTTGTCTAGATATTACTTGATCTGGTCCAAATGTTGGTGTTGTGCTTGGTAGGTTTGGACCCTGTGGTGGTATCAATAATTCAGGCTTCATCAATCCACTTGGGTCGTAGCTTTCTCCAAACAATCTATCCCAGTTCTGTTGCATCGGTCGCAAATTTCGACCCGATTTTCCACTATTTTCTCTAGTTGGTCGAGGGGCAACTTCAACTGGCATATTCATACCGGTAGGTAACATGACTGAATTTTCGACATCTGCTGGAAGTTCATCAAAATCACTTTTACTACCCACAATCCCAGTTGCAATTTGATTACCAAGCCACTCACCTGCAAATGCACCCGCAATCCCGCCACCGATTCCTGTGAGTATCATACCTGGACCGCTTGTAAAACCCAGTGCTAAACCAGCGGCCGAACCTAAAGCAGCACCACCAACTCCTCCAAAGATGGTACCTAATTCTGCACCAATGGTTTTAATTTTTTCATCGTCAGTAAGCTTTTCGTTTAATAATATTGATGCTAAAAATCCCATTGATATTACTGAACCAAGAACGCCACTAAGTTTTGCAAGCTTTTTATATTTACTTTTTCTCAATCTTGACATTAAATCTTGGTCTTGATCAAAGGCAAGTTTACTTGATTTATATTGGGAGGTGTGAGGTAGCATCTCTTTGCCTGCGCTATTAAAGAGCCTTGGAGAGCCATCTGGATGATAACCTTTTTGTGTAAACTTTCTTGGTTTTGCATCAACTTTTTTACCATCTTTATCAAGTGCTACTGCGCCTCCTACAGCACCTAAGACAGCGGCTCCAGCGATGGCTTTAGATAAAAATTTTGGAAGGGCTTTTCTAATCACCATTGGTGCCACTAATGCAATTGCGGCTCCTATAGCACCTAATATATTACCAACAGCCTTTTCATCAAATTCCACACCAAACATGTCTATGACATCTTGTTCGTTACCAAACTTCTTGATGATTTCATCACTGAATGATTTAACAAACCCACCGGCGGCTGCGATAGCAGCAACTCGTTTACCAAACAAACTTCCGATAAATCCAAATGTGAAAGCATCGCCTAAACCGTCACTAATAGATTTATTAAATTCTGATGTTCCGTCTCCTTTTTTATCTGGAGGATTGAATTCATTTAAAGTCTCGTTGATAGCACCAGAAATAAAATCACCGATCTTTGGTGCAACTAGTGCTAAGAATCCGCCCTTGACTACCATAGCTCCTAAACCAGCAATAGACATTCCACCCAACGCACTACCTACAAGTGTGCCAAGACCTGATGCTAAACCTGAAACTCCTCCTCCTCCTGATGTAGAGAAAGAAGCGTTGGTATTGGTGCTATCATTACTTTGTGTTTGAGTTTGAACAGCTGCCTCATCTACTCTTAATGCTCTATCACGTGCCGCATCTTTTCTTGCTTCTTTATCTAGCTCTAATTTCTTTACATCTAAGTTGTACATAGAACGAAGCACAGAAGTTTGTTGCACTAACGTAGTGCTAATAGAATCGAACACACCTTCAAACTTTGCGGCGTCTAATAGTAATTCTGATCTTTCCATTCATCTGGCCTTTATTTTTTATTATTGTTATTTACTTCTTCTATATGATCAATTAGCATTCCTAAGTAGAGGTCACGTTCATATGGTATTAAGTTTTCTATTTCCGATATATGATATTTATGATGCTGAGCCAAAACGAATATAGTTTTATAATACACGCCGAGGTTATTGTGACTCAGCGCTAGATAAAAAAAGTTTCTGTTCCCTCCAGAACAACTGTCTTCTCTTCACCATTTTCATTGATATATTTTTCTTTGTAAGTAACTTTAGGCATTGTCTCAAAAAAGTTCTGCATACTCTTCATACACTTCGAAGGCAATTGACTTGCAAATTCATTAATTTCTTCATCACTATAATCAGAGAACTTATGAACCTCATCATCTTTTAAGACACTATCTATACAAGAAATTAACAAGTCAAATAATATAGATGACACACTTGCTTGATCATCCTCTTCTACTTTCATGACTTGTCCCAGAATTGAAATCTGGTCAAACGAAGGATACTTCATTAGAAGCTTATATCCATCATCTAAGTTAATAATATTTGAATGCTCTTCAGGTATATCAACCTTAATGTTTGCAATATCTAATTCTAATTCAACCGGCTTATCTGTATCTTTATCTTTAATAGAGAATTTAATCTTGTTATCAACAGATACTGATCTAATGTTTAGTAACAAATATTCTAAGTCGAACATTGTTAGAGTGTCCACATCTATCTTATGGAAACAGTTTGTGATGATTTGTTTAATCGCTGTTATAATATGATCTATGTCATTAGACTCTTGTGCAATTAAAAGAATCTTTTCTTCTTTAACTGTAAAGGGTCTATACTTTACTTTCTTTTTCGTTGATGGTACCTCAATTTCAAAGAGTGGCATGTCAATTTTAGGTAAACCCATAATATACTCCTATAATCTATAAAAAATTTCTAAATATTGTTTGTGCGTTAGTGAATTGGTTAATCGTGTCTTGTATCGATCTTGGTCTACGTATTTGATTGATTGCTTGACCAAAGCTATTCAACGCTGAAAGAGATCCAAGTATACCACTACCACGACTTGATGTAGTTTCAACTTTGCCTACCTTGGCACCTGGTACTATCATAGTATCGTATGTGAATGTAACTGGCAACGTCATAATTTCTGCTGCATTTTCCCAAGAGACTTGAGTTTCACCAATACTTGTTGGAAAAGCACCTTCAAATTTGTATGTGTAAGTGATTGCTTTTTGTTCGTAAGAATAAACTTCAATCGTTACTCCAGCACTATACTCTGATTTATATGCAATCTCAAAAGGTAATCTTCCATCCACAAACCCCATAGGCGATTGTCTATCATAGTTAACAATTCTTTGCATCCACGAATGAAAGTATTCTTTAACTTTAAAATTACTATCGACCATAAATACGGTAGGAAGTTGAGTAAACTGCATAGCACTTGGACGACGATCAGGTGTACCAAAAGTGTTTGGAAAATTATCTACTGTCTGAACAGTCAATTCAGGTAATGTTGCTGCTTTACAAAAGAACTTAAGGTCTTCTACTGGTAGTTTTGGTGGAGATGAATTAGCCGCAGGAGATATACCCAAAGGCTCAGCCCCAGGAGATGGTGATACTCCCAAATCTCTAGATAATGCAGGAGGGAGTGCGATAGTAACGAGAAATAAATTATTCTTAGCAACCCCATGCTTATTAAGTTGACTATTAAATTCTGAAATGCTAAATGCCATTAGTTTCTTCCCATGCTTTTTCTGGAGTCTGCAAAGACTTTTGTTTTTGATGCCCCTTGGAATCTTTCGAGTGGCAAGAATAATGCAATATCCCATTCGCTTGGATATACGTATAGAAAACGACTTCTAAGTTGACTTGTTAGATAATGCTTAACACAAGGCTTAAAGTATCTATATTTAGCCGCACCTGATAAAATGTTATAGTTTAATCGAAGGCGAGTGGACTCATCGTATCTTGTATTAGTAGCAGTATCATATAGTGCATCCATTAGTTGGGCACGATATATCAATGGTAGATAGTGCATGTTAATACCCATGAAGCCACCCTTAACAATCTTATATGGAAACACTAATGGAAATCTATCGAAGTATGGTAATGTTTCTTTATGCTTTGCGTCATAGTAATACATATACATTTGACCGATAGCAGGTCTTGATGTTAAGCGTGACGCATCGCCTCTCATAAGACTTGAATCGTTTACTCTACCAAAAGTCTTAGCGGCATTTCTATACCAATCACGTGCGTTGTTTTCACGTGCTGGTATCTGTCCGGCTCTAACACCCTTTGTTAGAATTTCGTCAAATAGAATTGCCATTACTTAATTCCTAGTTCGTGTTCTGTCATTATTTGAAACTTCCAATTTCTATCTTTGCAAAAGTCTTGGGCTGCTTTCCACTTTGCTTGATTAACACCCCAGGTCTTGACTTCATTAATATACTGTTTTGTTACTTTACTCTTCTTCTTTGGTTCGATAGTTTGGTATGCTGGTTTCACTTCAATGATTATTGTTTCTTTGTTCCCATACTTATTTATCTGTTTCACAATGAAATCTGGAAAGTATCTATGCATTCTTCCGTCGATAGGGCTACGATATGGTATAATCAATTCTTCACTACCCCACTCTATCACATTTGGATGAGAATCTAAATATCTCATTAGCTTAAATTCCCATAATGATCTATAAATAATATTAGTGGGATCACCAATATATTTTTTAGGTTTCTTTGGTTTGAACCGTCCAGAGTAAGCCATCACTATACCATATAAATAAGTTAAAGTAGTCAATTCTATTTATAGAGAGAAAATTAATGTCATTTACATTTAATGTACCATTCGTAAAACCTGCTGCTAACACTATTAACAGAGGAAAGCGAAATGCTAGATCGGGAACATCGTACACTTTTCCTAGTAATTTGGGAAGACATTGCATGGTTATAAATTTTAAAAATTATGAGTACGGATCAGGTGGTGGAATTAATGGCGTTACGAGTGATAGTATAGTACTACCGTTACCAAAGCAATTAGCAGAGACTTCTTCATTGCAAGTAGATGGTAAAGAGTTAGGAATTATTGGTGCTGGAGCAGTTGATGTTATAGGAGACCGCCTCGATTTTTCAAAACTAGGTGGAGCGGCAGCACAAGGTATTATGGATAAAGTAAAAAAACTTTTTGGTGGTGAGAATGATAGTATCTCCGATTTGGCAAATGATAGCGTTAGTATTGCACAATTTTTGGCAAGAGCTGGTCTAGGTGCTATTTCACCTGAGATAGGATCTGCTATCGAAGCGTCAAAAGCTAGAGCAATCAATCCACATACGACATTAATGTTTGATGGTGTCAACTTAAAAACTCATACGTTTAACTGGGAACTATCTCCTTCGACCTCAGAAGATAGCGAAACCTTAAAAAAGATGAATCGTTTTATTAAGAAAAAAATTCACCCAACGTATGAAAATCCTTTAAAGGAGGGTGAAACTAATTCAGCCACTTCTTTTGATAGAGGTCTATTGACATACCCAAGTGTTGCTCAAATAACTTTCTTAGGTGTTGATCAAGATTACTTCTTTTATATGAAGCCTTGTATGATTAGAGAGTTTAGTATAGACTATACACCAAATGGTCAAAGTATTCTAAAGGGCGGACGACCCGCTTTCGTAAACATTCAAATGACTGCTGTAGAACAAACAATTCACACTGCTGCTGATTATGAAGACGATGGAGGAGTATAATGCCAAATTATTTCAAAAACTTTCCTAGAATTGATTATCATACACGTCAAATAGTTGATATAACTAGACGTGCAAAAGTCTTAGACAAATATAGAAACGATCCAAATCTATACTTACCCTACACTGTTACCGAAGATGATATGCCAGAAGATATAGCTTACTACTATTACGGCTCTACTGATTATGTATGGTTAGTATTTCTTGCTAATAACATAATCGATCCTTATAGCGATTGGCCTAAAAAAGATGAAGTCTTTGATGAGTTCTTGAAGGTAAAATACGAAGATCAGTATAGAGCATCGACTGGAGATCAAACAGAAGACTTAGATGATGAAGTTTTTTACTGGACTCAGAATGCAACTATCACAGATAATATTTTACACTTCAATGGTGTCTTCTCTACAGGTGAAGAGATACAATTGTCAAAGGAATCATATGAAAGATTAGCATATGTAGAGTTAGGATATGAAGTCGAATCTGAAAACTATTCAGTACCTACATTTACTAATGATCAAGACTCTGGTATGCTTTGGGAAGCATATAGATTTTATGATTATGAATATGATAGAAATCAAAGCCTAAGAACAATCAATCTAATCAACAACAGTTTTGCCCCACAACTACAAAATGAATTAAAGAGTTTAATGAAGAATGTCAGAAACTAAAGAAGCAGGTAGATATTCATTAGATAGATTTGCTATTGTATCGTCCTTTAGCAATATTGATATTGATGTTTCTGCAGAACTTAAAAACTGGAATGTAGTCGAATCCTTGGATAAAGCATATGTCCACGGTAACGTTACTATTGTTGATTCTAATAATATCATCAAAGATATTAGTGGTAAAGAAGAATTAGAAATAGTATACTCAGACTATTTTGGTGAAATAAAAAAGGAAAGATACTTTATCTATTCCGTAACAGACGTGCGACCAATCAATGAAAAAGATGATCAGATCATTGAATTTACATTACACTTCTGTTCACGTGAGAAATTTATTTCAGACTCATATAGAGTTCAAAAAGCATACAATGGTACTATATCTAAAATCGTAAACGACCTTTACGAAGATTTCTACACACAACCACAACTCTCTTGGAGTTCTTTTAAAGACGTGCCAGCCAAGACTTTAATCGTATCACAAGCAACAGAGGGTGAACATAACTTTGTCATACCTAATATGCGACCCGATGAAGCAATGGACTTTCTAGCGAAACGTGCGTTTAGTAGAGAAAACTCTAGTATGCTATTTAGATTTTGGGAAACAAGAGATCATTTTTACTTTGGTACATTCGAAGATATGATTGACATTGCTAATGAAGATATCGATAGTATTCCAATATTTAAATACAACATGATTAAAGATACTACACCAGAAGCACAACGTAAGTTAATGTCAGATTTACTTTCTATAGATTTTGGTAATAAAGTAGATACTATGCAAGATATGAAGTATGGTGCTTATAAGATGAGAGTTACCGAACTTGACATTCTAAATAAAACTCCTATTGTGTATGAGTATAATCACCTAGAAGAAGTTGATGATGTGTTTACTCCTACAGAGATTAAATTAAATCATGACCAAGAGTTTGTCGATAGCTACTTAAGCGAAACACAAAACTTCTTAACTATTAAAGATTACTTCTCAGAAGGTGCTGACGGCGCTATTTTAAATCCTTCTGTACGAGAGAATATGCATTACCCAGAAATATTTACTACAAAAAGCGCAAATAAGTATCATGGTAAACAGAATATGATAACCATATCTACTTACGGAAGAAATACTAATCTTTTTGCTGGTGGTCTAGTTCAAATTGAATTGAATGAGTTTAAATATAATCCTCTTGGTAAAGATAGAGATGCTGAATATTCAGGTATATACGTAATAGAAAGTATTGAGCATAGCTTTGACAAGTTTGAGTATAGAACTTACATGAGTTTGACAATGTATGGACAAGGAGATGCTTTATAATGTCTACGGTAGGATTTCAAAATTTACTTTGGTTTATAGGCGCAGTTGAGTTTGTCGATGATGCAACAAATGGTGCTAGAGTTAAAGTTCGTGCATTTGGTGTGCATCCACCCCCACCTGAAAACTCTTCTGGCGTTGGTTCAGATGATGGTAACACTACTAGGTCTACACCTAACTCTGTGACTACCGACGATTTACCTTGGGCAACTGTTATAAGAAATGGTGGCAATGCATTTCAAGCAATCCTTGAAGAAGAAGATTGGGTATTTGGTTTCTTCTTAGATGGTAGAGATGCACAACACCCGTTTATTCTAGGTACGATTCCTGGTGTAAACTTAGACGTACCAACTGGGCTTGGTGTAGAAGGTGCATCTGGTTATAAGAGAGCAACTACTAAGTCTGCTAACAACTTTGGTAAAGCGCCATCTAACCCTCATCTAACTGGAGAAGAGTTACACACAACCCCTGCTGCTATTCAAGCAACTTTAGATAAAGAGGGAGTTGCTGTTGGAAATGGGGAATCTGGATGGAACGAAGCAGCTACTATTATTCCTACTAGAAATCTAAAGACACGTGTTATCGAATCTTTAAATGATGAGAACAAAGGAAGTGTAATAGCAGTAAGCCCTAACTTCATTTCTTTAGTGCATCACACAGGTAGTGTTGTTCAAATAGATGACAACGGGACCATTAAAGTTAAGTCTATTGGTGGTGATATAATAAATTCATCTGAAGGGTTTATTCGATCTGTTGCTGAAGGTGATTATGATATCACTGGCGGTGAGAATATTAATATTCGTGCAGATCGTGGTGCATACAATCTTTGGACAAATGGTGACGTTAACGTAGAGTGTGAGAACTATAGTCTAACAGTTCGTGGTAAAATGCAAGTTAATGTTTCTGACGGTATTGAAATGCGTGGCGCTTCAATGGCTCTTCACGCATATGAAGACAACGTTAATATATTTGCTGCCGATATGTTGAAAACAAATTCTGGTGGGTTAACTACACTCAATGCAGATGGTGAGTATTTCCTTAATGCAAAGAACGTACATACGACAACAGAGAACTTCTTATTAACTGCTAACCTTGATGATGAAGAAACACAAGGTGAGATAGCATTTAAAGGTGCATCAAAGATTACTTATGATTCCCCTAGAATTGATTTAAAGGGCGGTGATGGTAATGTTAATATAGACGGAACTAAAACTTTTGTACAATCTGGTAAAGCTACAGCTAAAGAAAGTTATGCAACAGCAACAGATGAAGTCGCAATAGTCCCTAGTTTACCAGCAGTGCCGGCAAAACAACCATCTGGTGGCGGACCTACTGTTAGATCAGCACCAACTACAATTACTAATTACCTTGTTGATGATGCCGAGCCTACTGTCGCACCACCACCACGACCAGCACCTGCTCCAGTAGTAGAAGAGACCGCAGATCCAGAACCTGCTTCTGTAATACCAGATTATAGCAAAAGTAATACATTCATTGATGGTTATAACTTTGGACCTAATTATGAAGGTAAGTATGCAGAATTTGATTTGATTGCTGCTCAATCAGCTTCAAAGACTGTGACTGTCGGAACAACTTATACAGTACTCAAAGTCCGAAATGGCCAGCAGACAGGTACAGAAAGATATAAGGTAATTAATAGAAAAGGTTTCCCAGATATAAGAGGTCTAGTGAATCTTGATGACCCTGACGATGTGGCACGTTGGAAAAGACTTAATTATGAGTTTTAAGAGCTAAGGAAAAGATATGACTTGTAAAGCAATTACACCATTGGTAAGTAGATATTCATCGGCTTTCGTTCAACCTAGGTTGGGTATAGATGATATTTCTAATTTTACTCCTATTCTTGATTTGCAAAATGATCCTCTTGCTAAGTACGATGCTGCTCAAGTTTTGGATATCACAAATAAGTTACAATCACTTTCTAAAAAAGTTAATTACCCAACTTTGACAGAAAGAGTTAATCAAGGTCCTTTAAACATTTATGAAGTGGCACAGTTCTTAGATCAAACACAATACAACCCAACTGAGTTACAGAAAGCATTAACTCCTCAAAAGCTAACAGCAGATGCGACTGAAGCCTTAGTCCAATTAGATTATTACTTCAATAACAATCTATCTGGTAGTATTGGTGGTGGTCTTTGTGGTGCGTTTGGAAATGCATTTGCGAAGATTTCTGGTCTTATTGGTCTTGCTTCTTCTTTGGCATCAAGTCTTGACGCTTTATTGAATGTAGACTTTTCTGTTCTTGCATTACTCCAAGGTATTAAGAGTAACATTTTAAAGATTGTAGATGACGTAGCTAATGCACTAAAGACTAAGGTTAAGAATATAGCAAAACAACTGTCTGGCTTTGCAGATAGTGTATCAAATGCTTTCAATAAAACCATTGCTGGTATTCAAGATTTCCTAAGTGATTTAAGCATAGATGGTCTAAAAAAGACGATTGAAGGTGTAATCGCAAAAGCAGCTGGATGCTTTGAGAACTTGACTTTGAAAAAAGTTGCTTTATTGATGTTTCGCTTTTGTCAGTTTGCTGATCTTATTCAAGGTTTCATGGAAGGACCTACAAACAATCTAGTAGCTAAAGTAGCTAAGTTTAAAATCATGGATGAACTAATTAATAGACTATCTAATGATGCTACTGCTTCTGCAGTTAATGCCGGCGCAAAGAGAGTTACGGAAGATGTT